CAGTCAGCAATCAGCATGGTCAAGAAGGCAGCTAATGTTGCCAATGACTTAGGCTCACTTGCGCCCATGATTGGTAAGCTATTTGACGCTAAGTCTGTAGCTACAAAAGCCATGCTTCAAGCCAAGCAGTCTGGCAAAGGCTCAAACATGGGTACGGCTCTCCAGATTGAGATGGCACTAGAGCAAGCCAGAGAGTTTGAGGAAAGCCTAAAAATGCTTTTCATGCAATCTGGAAAAATTGACGTTTGGAACAAGATTAAGGCTCGTCAAGCAGAGATGGACTTGGCAGACGCTAAAGAAATAAGTGCTTTAAAGAAAGCAGAGAAAGCAGCCAAAGAGAAAGAGCAAGAACAACTAGAGATTGGCTTGGCAATAGGTGGAATCTGCTTTGTTTTGTTTCTCGTCTTTGTTGGCGTGTATGAGTTGATGGAATTCTGTGCAACTACTCGTAGATGTGGCAGATGAATGAGTACCAAAAGACCTTTGACCTATGCTTAAAAATATTTGTCTATGGACTTGTGGCTTTGTATTTTTTAGGCTTTTTAAAGTTTCTTCCTGACGATTTGTCGGACAAAATTGTTAATCTCCTACTTAATCGTATTGGACTTGGTAAATGAGATATTTATTGCTTCTTTTACTGCTAACTGGTTGCGATGAGAAATATCGGTATTTCTGCCAAAACCCAGACAACTTCCATGCTGAAACTTGTCAGAAACCTAGATGCCAATTCACTCAGACTTGCCCTGAGTATTTGGTTGCCCCAATCTTGGAGAAAAAAATCAATGACGTACAACCAGAAACAAAAGCTAACAACTGAAGAAATTGAGGTTAGGGTCTGGAGTATTGTGGTGCTTGCTGTCACCCTGATTCTTTTCTTTATCGTGATTTCTCTTTTGTACTCTGTGACGTTTGTCACTCAGCCAATTAAGAGCATGGCCCCGATTGACCAAGCCTACACCAAGATGCTCAATGATATTGTTCTGCTAATCGTGGGTGGTATTGGTGGTGTTATTGGCAAACGAGCAATGACTTCTAGGCAGCAGCCTCCACAACAGCCAATGTGTCAACCAATGGGCTATGGTCAACAATATGGCTCATCCTATGCGCCTCCGCAATCTGCGTATGGTTTGCCTAGTCAGCCATTCGGGGCTATGCCTGTTTGGAAAAATCCAGAACTAGATGAATCATGGACTCCTCCTCCTCCTCCTGATACGCCTCCAGACCACTTGGAAGACGATTATGTTAGAGAAGAAATAGCTAACGCAAGAAAAGAGGCTGAGTAATGTTACCTATTCCTTTGCCTTGGTTAATCATTGGCGTTATGGTATCTCTCTTTGGTACATACCAAGTTGGACACCACTACGGATGGCTAGAGCGTGATGAAGACATGAAGATAGCCATTGCCCAAAAGAATGATGAGGCTCGTTTAATCGAGCAAAACATGAGTGAGAAACTTAACAAACAATCTGCCAAACTACAGGAAGCCAATGATGCTATCAACAAAAAAACTACTGCTCTTGCTGTTGCCAATCGTGCTGGCAAGTTGCGCCTCTGCCCCTCCAGTAACGTACAAGCCTCCACAAGTGCCTCCATTGCCTCCGCAGATACAAAAGCAACCAGTGAACCTGACAGACCGACTGACACAGCTTCTGATGCCGAAAGAGCAACCATTAACGCAATCGCAGAAATAGTTGCACAGGGTGATAGAAATACTATTGCACTAAATGCGTGTGTGGACTCATATAACGAAGTAAGGAATCTCTTAAATGGTAAGCCCTGACCAACTTAAAAAGATGCACATTGACCCTGTGTGGGCTGACGCACTTAACGAGACTTTTGAGCGTTTCGATATATCTACACCTGCTAGACAAGCTGCTTTTATTGGGCAATGTGGGCATGAGTGTGCTAACTTTAGAATCCTTGAAGAAAACCTAAACTATCGTGCTGAAACCCTGATGAAGCTGTGGAAGTCTAGGTTTCCAACAATTGAGATAGCTAACGAGTACGCTAGGAATCCCAAGAAGATTGCTAACAAAGTCTATTCTTCTCGTATGGGAAACAGGGATGAGGCTTCTGGTGATGGGTATCGTTTCCGAGGCAGAGGGTGTATCCAGTTGACAGGCCATGCAAACTATTTTCATGCAGGTCAAGCCTGTGGTGAAGACTTTGTGATGAATCCTGACCTTGTAGCTACGCCTAGATACGCTGCTATGACAGCAGGATGGTTTTGGAACACCCATAAGCTAAACCAATATGCTGATTCCCAAGATTACAAAACTTTAACAAAGAAGATAAATGGTGGGTTTATTGGTCTTGAAGACCGAGTTAAACACATAAATGAAGCCTTACAGGTTTTAACAAGTTAAATATAATTGTCATAAATACTGTATAAGGTGTTGAAATGCCTAACATTCCTACACCAGAACACGCAGAACTGTTCGCACAAAGTGTCAAAAAGTGGCAGCAAGTGCTAAGTCTTGGTGATTGGAGAATCGAGAAAGGCATGAAGCCAGCCAAGGCAGCTATGGCTTCTGTTGAGTTTACACCTGCTGCAAGACTTGCTGTTTATCGTTTGGGTGACTTTGGTGCGGAAAAGATAACACCTGATTCACTAGATAGAACTGCTTTACATGAGTTGCTTCACATCTTTTTGCATGACTTGATGTGTGTAGCTACAGACCCTAAATCTTCAGATGAGGAAATAGAGATGCAAGAGCATAGAGTTATCAATCTGCTAGAAAACTTACTCTCTAAGGATTCCAATGGGCGCACATAACGAAACGTGTACCGACATGGAGTTTATCCAGTTATGGGGTCAACTTCAGTCTGCACAAAGAATGGCAGAACACCTTGGTATAAATAACAGGGCAGTCCATTTGCGTAGAAGGTGGATTGAAAAAGAATACAACATGACCCTCAATGCGAAAGACCATAGAGGTGATTTGTATAACAAAAACAGACCCAAGTCTTTCTCTCCTCTAAAGCAAGTAGAACTTGGCATACTGGACGGAACAGTTATTGTGTTCTCAGATGCTCACTTCATTCCTAGTCAGCGTACAACAGCCTTTAAAGGGCTTCTATGGGCTATCCAAGAGTTCAAGCCCAAGGCTATCATCTGTAACGGAGATGCGTTTGATGGTGCGTCTATATCAAGGCATGACGTAACTGAACAACCAGCGACTACTGTTATCCAAGAATTAAAAGCCTGTCAGGGTGCGCTAGGTGAGATAGAAGAAGTTGCTAAAGCAGCAAGGCACAATGTAAAGCTACTGTGGACATGGGGTAATCATGACGTACGCTTTGGCAATCGTTTAGCGCAACATGCGCCACAGTACAAAGAAGTATTAGGGTTTAAGCTGACAGACCACTTCTTAGATTGGGAGTTCTGTTGGGCGGTATGGCCTACCGAGGATGTGATTATTAAGCACCGATATAAAGGTGGTGTTCATGCTACTCACAACAATACAGTAAACGCTGGTGTGTCAATCGTTACTGGACACTTGCATAGCCTAAAAGTCACTCCATTTAACGACTACAACGGAATTAGGTACGGAGTAGATACAGGAACACTTGCTGAGACTGATGGCCCACAATTTACTTATGCTGAACTAAATCCAAGCAACCACAGGTCTGGGTTTGCTGTTCTTAATTTCTTCAATGGACAGTTACTATGGCCTGAGTTAGTCCATAAGTTCAATGATAAAAATATGATTCAGTTCAGAGGCGAAGTGATTGACGTAGGTGCATTTTGAGTGCTTGGCTAATTATCTTAACTGGTGGCATCTACGCCTACATTGCTGCTGAACAACTTTACAGAGGAAACCCAAGCATGGCGGTGGTGTACGCAGGTTACGCCTTTTCAAACGTGGGTCTGTACTTGTTGGCTAAGTAGTGTCTTTCTGAAAGACTCCGTTAGGCAAAAGAATTCCCTTGCGATTCTTAATCTGGTCATAGGCAACTTCCATGCAATCTACTAGCTGAATATCTTGTAAAGCGCAGTAGTTAATAAGGCAGACCATGACATCACCAACAGCGTCAATAACAGCTTCTTTGTCATGTTTAATCGTGGCATCTGCTAGTTCTCCCATCTCTGACATTGCTTTTAGAAGCTGAACTTCTGGTGTGCTATTAGGAATAATTTTCCTAGCTTCTGACCATTGAATTATCAACATTTCTATTCGTGCGTATGATGACATAACTATCCTTTCGTATTTGCAAATTCGTACCACATAACATAAAAGTCTTTGAGAAAATCAAGACCCTCACCTATCCTTACACACTTACCTAGAACAACTTGGAACACATCTCCAACTTCAGTTTGTTCGTTATCTGTGTTACCGATAATGACTAACACAGTAAATTTAGGAACTTGAGCAAAAGCCTTGAGTAGCAATTGTTGACCAGTAGCCATGTTCTCATTAGGTTTCTTCCACTCTCCGATTAGGAAGTGTCCCTTTCTCTCGCAAATCATGTCTATGTTGCTAGGCAAGAAATGCGTATTTTCGGGAATTACTCCTCGGAAATCACGGAAGTCAGTATGGGTTGCATACTGATTTCTCATAGTGGTGAGGGTACTCATTGCTCGTCCGCAAGCCTAAAAGACTCTTTGCACAACTTTCCCCTCGTAATCAGAACGGCACGTCTGAATCGTCAAACGATGCTTTCTTGGGCTTATTTAAAGAAGTGTCAGCGTTTTTATTCTTGATAGACAGGGACATAAACTTAGCCCCATCCTTGCTGACCTTTAGCCAAGCAGATAGCCAATATTCTACGCCATCTACATTGAGTGACCCTTTGTAATCAGGAAACTTTGCATCGTCTTTCCTGTCGTTCTTAAACAAACTTCCTCGGTTTGTATTGTCGTATTCCATATTAACCTTTCGCTTTCTTAATTGCGCTTCTCACGTTACTTGGCATCAAAGTCCATAGAGCAACTTTCTGGTCTGCTTCTAAGTTCTCCTGTTCCAACCTTACCCAAGCTGCCTTGGGGTCTTTCTCACAAGTAGCAATCAATTCAACTGCTAACTCGTCAAGATACTTTAGTATTTCAATAGGTAACTCATCTCGTATGCCTTGTGCTGGCGTGATGATTACTGCCTCTTTAATTGGCGCAGAGGAATCCAGAGCATCATGCTCAACAATCTCCATAGCTGTAACCCATAGGTATCTTCTAGTGTACGTTTCTACAGCCCCTAGGTTTTGAATTGGATGGCAACCTTTAAGGTTAGCATCTGCCATTGGTGAAGTGATGATGATGTTTGTGCCATCGTCTGTGTCTGTGATGGTCAGGCTTGCTATCTCCGTATCGTAGGACACTACACCACACAGACCGACTTCATTAAAGATTTGGTTAATCGTGGGGATAAAGTCACCAAGTTCAAAGTAACTGTAGCCAGCAAACTTGTTGTGACCAGACTTCTTTAAAGGTGCGTTTTGCAACATGATTCGTGCTGCCATTAACTTCTTGTGTACCATTTTATTTTCCTTTACTTAAATATTCTTCAATCATTGCTTCTTTGTCATCATCGTATAAATCCTCGAAAGGTACGAAGTGATTTTCTCCACAGCATGAGCCAGTTGTTTTAGGCTCTGTGCAGTAGCAGCAGTAGTCACCATGCGATAAATCCTTGATTGCGTCTTGTCTAGTAATCATTGGATTCTTCCTACATTCTTTGCCAACAACCATTTGTCTCCTAACTTCAAGACTGACCTAATCCACTTGCGTTGGTTGTACTGGTTAACTTCTTGTGGAACTTCTTTGTTGTTATAAAGTTCTCTTGCTTTGCGTCTTAATTGTTCTGTGTTCATCTCATCCCCTCCAAGCCAGTAGTACACCGATACCGCCAAAGATAACGATGGCTAACACACATTCAACTAGCGTCTGAATAATCTTACTTTTCATTTTGATTTCCTTAAAAATACCCACTTACGTTTTGTTGTGGGCTGACGTTAGTATAGCGCAAATCAACGGAATGTTTAAATTATTTTCACAAAGTGTTGAAATATTGCAAATTGTTGTTATGATGCAACCATGAACACACTAACCGATAAAGAACTAATTGCCTTGCTTGGTGGGCCAACAGTCCTATCTAAGAAGCTAGGTTTCTCCTCTGCACAGAGGGTACATAACTGGGTATATAGGGGGATACCCGCATCAATCAAATTAGCTTACCCAAAACTTTTCTTGAACAAAAGGATTAAGAAATGAGTAAATTGTGCGCTGATTGCAATCAAGAAATTACTGGCAGAGAGCCAAGTGCTAGGTTTTGTTGGATATGTTCTAATTTAAGACCTAGAAAGAATGGGCAAGCACAAGCTGCAGCAGCAGTTAACAAGGCGGTAAGAAATGGTATTCTTGTGCCTGTAGCTACACTAACTTGTGTGGATTGTGGGAAACCTGCTCAATGCTATGAACACAGAGACTACAACAAACCATTAGAAGTTGAGCCTACTTGCAAGGGTTGCAATATCCGCAGAGGCCCAGCTATTCCATTAAAGAAAGAAGAAGTTACAGAATGACACAAGAAGCAGTTATCAGAGCATTACAAAACGGCCCACTTACATCCTACCAACTAGAGGATTTAACAGGCATACCAAGACTATCCATTGCAGCTTGTTGCACAAAGATGAGTTACAATAAGAAATTAAAAATTGGGAAAATTAAGTTAGGACGTTCTTGGGTTTCTCAGTACACCCTAGAGCCACACATGATTGAGGCTCAAAAGGCTGCCAATGATGAGCCTTACGACAAGCTAAACCCTTTCGACATTCGTAATGCCAAGGGTATCTTTAGCAAAGCTGAATATGCGGTTATGAACGCCCAAGCTACAAGATTGTTTGGTAAATCGTTTTCAGAAGATATTACAAATAATCAGTTTATTTGATACAATGTTTTGAAACACGGCTAGGTACGAAGTCATGAGCGTACCGAAAAGAGAAGTCTCCCCTCCTGCCGCAGTTTCTTTCTAGGGAGAATTGGAACATGAGACTACTATGCACTACTACAAGTTCAATATTGCCGACTATCGGAAAGACACAGGGCATCTTTCTACAATAGAACACGGCATCTACCGCCAGTTGATTGATTGGTATTACCTTGATGAACAACCCATCCCAGAGGAAACCCAAGTGGTTATCAGGCGGTTACGTTTGGGTTCTGATGAGGTTAATTTTCTTAAAAATGTTCTGTCAGATTTCTTTGTTTTAGGCAAAACAGGGTACACACATAAGCGCATTGAAGTAGAGATTAAAGACTACTCTGAACAAGCAGAGAAAAACAAGAACAATGGGAAGCTAGGTGGTAGGCCAAAGAAAACCCACTCGGTTATTTCTGGGTTACCAGATGAAAGCCAAAATAACCCTAACCATAAACCATTAACCATTAACCATAAACCAATAGAGAAGAAGACACTCGGCAAACGCCTCGCTTCTGATTTTAGTTTTCCAAAAGAATGGGAAGAATTCTGTCAAACAGAACGTCCAGAACTTAGCCCTGTTAAAACCTTTGACCAGTTTAAGGATTACTGGATTGCCCAAGCAGGTCAGAAGGGTGTGAAGCTGGATTGGTTTGCTACTTGGCGTAATTGGGTCAGAAGCACTAACGCACCGAAACAAAACCCTGCCGACATTGTGAGGCTCACAGTTCCGAGCAGAAATGAGCCTGACCCTGCTTTAGAAAAGATTAAAGCAGACGCTTTGAAAGCTGCACCTATTCCGTTAGAAGTTTTAGCAAAGATGGCTCAATTAAGGAAACAATCATGAACAACCCATTTGAAATTAAAAACAATACTTGCATTAGTTTTTCTGGTGGCAGAACATCTGCATTTATGCTTTACAAGGTCTTAGAGGCTCACCAGATGAGCCTACCAAGTAATTGTGTTGTGTGTTTTGCAAATACTGGAAAAGAAGACGAAGCAACACTTAGATTTGTTCAAGACTGCTCTGAAAAATGGAATGTTGAAATCCATTGGCTTGAGTGGCGCAACAACAAGGCAGGTTATGAGCGTGTCACATTTGAAACCGCCAGCAGAAATGGTGAGCCTTTTAGAGATATGTGCATCAAACGTAAAGCCTTGCCAAATGGATTTATGCGGTTTTGTACTGGTGATTTAAAAATTGCAGTTGTTCACAACTACATCAAAGACCAAGAATTTGGCACAAACGAAGACCCTTGTGACCAAATGGTTGGCATCCGTTCTGATGAACAAAGACGAGTTGCAAAAATGAGAGGTCAAACTGGCGCAAATCATAAACGCCCTTGGATTGGAGATTATTTAACTCCTTTGGCTGATGCTGGTGTTGTCTCAACCCATGTTGGTGAATTCTGGGAAAAGCAGCCGTTTAACTTGCAAACACCAATGTATAACGGCAAAAGTTTCCATTCAAACTGTGATTTGTGTTTCCACAAGCCTGTTGCTCAAATTGTGTCTCTCATTCAAGAGAAGCCAGAAAGAGCAATTTGGTGGATAGAAATGGAGACTTATGCAAAAGATAACTTTGCCAAAAGTGTCATTCATTTCTCTAGAGACCATCCAACATATGAAACCATGGCTAAATATTCTTCTCAGCAAAGAGATATGTTTGATGCCAATGAAGAAGCTATTGCTTGTTTTTGTGGAGATTAAGAATGAAAGAAATCTTACAAAAAGCATTGGAATTAGCAAAAGCAGGTTATTGGGATGCTGCAATAGATTTAATTCAAGAAGTTATTGACTCTATGGAGAATCCTAAGTGAATCACTTTGAATGGCCTACAAATGACTCCAGCAGAATTAGAACACTTCAAGGACTGCGAAGCGAGAGAGTGGATACGCAGGTTCAACCAAAAGAAATTGACGATTGGCTCAAGCAAAGCGTTGCTCTGGTGGCAGGGTGTGTGCGTGGACTTGGAACGAATCAGAGGAAAGTCAGATACTTTGCTTTTGAGGGACAGAATGACGAGGCTACGAAATGAGGAGAGCAGCAAGAGTTGATGCTAACCAAGACCAGATAGTTTCTGCCTTGCGTGGTGCAGGTGCATACGTCTGGATTATTGGCTTACCAGTTGACCTTTTGGTTGGCTACAAGGGTCATAGCTTTCTCATGGAAATAAAAACGGACTCAAGGAAGCGTTTAACGAAGCTACAAGCCGACTTTTTTGAGAATTGGTCAGGTAGCACCTTGTGCAGAGTAAATGACGCTGAGAGCGCATTACGAATGATTGGAGTAGTCAAGTGAAAGCACCTTATAAAGCCATTGAATACATCATTGAAAATTCATGCAAATATGCGGAAGCTAAAGCACAAAGAATCTACCTTGAGGAGTTTCGCAAGACTAAAAAGGCTCTACTGATGAAGGATGCATTAGCCAGAGGGATAGATTCTGCTGTGGCCCAAGAGCGTGAAGCCTATGCCCACATTGAGTATGCTGACTTGCTAAAAGGATTGATGATTGCCATTGAAAAAGAAGAAACCTTAAAGTGGATGCTGACTGCTGCCCAGATGAAAGCTGACATTTGGAGAAGTGAGCAAGCAAGTGAGCGTCTTGGCGTAAAAACCACAGAGTAGGGAAAATACTTAGATATATTTTTCAACAAAGCGTTGAGAAAACTATACACTAACGTCAGCCCAAGCAATTCGCAAGGGTACTTTTAAGGAATATAAAATGAAATACGAATTTGACACAACAACTGGTGAAGGCTCTGTAATCGTTACTGTCGTAATGGAATACGAGCGTGACGAAGAAGGTACTTACAACGAGAACATTGATGAAGTGTGGTTTGAGGGACGTAACGTAATGGGCATCTTTACTGACAAGCAGTTTAAAGAACTTGAGATGGAAGGCGCAATGAAACTGTCTAGTTATTTGCTTGCAAAAGCAGAAGAAGCCAAAATAGCAGCTTATGAGTAAGACTTGGAAGTTAATTGTTATTTCACTAGCGACTTTTTGGTCGCTGGTGGTTTACTTCATAAGGGTTTGGTATGAATAGAGAAGACGTTATTAAGTTGGCAATAGAAAACACCATAAGCGGTTTGAAGTTTGATGAGGATGGGCTTTTACGCTTTGCTTATTTAGTTGCTCAACAAGAACGTGAGCGTATTGCCAAAAAAATAGAGCAATTACCTTTTGGTGATACTGCTGCCAGTTTTGGTGTTTATGTAAGAGAAGCATGAACAACAGACCCAATAACAGGGAACGACTCCACTTGGCAAAGATTAAAGAAATGCCTTGTGGGGTCTGTAATGCTTCTGGGCCAAGCGATGCACACCATATTGTTCAGCATAATCAATACTTATGTATTCCTTTATGTAAGGATTGCCATCAGGGTAGCTTTAACGGAATACACGGACAGGCTAGGATTTGGAAGGTTATGAAGTTAGACGAGATGGATGTTTTAAATCTAACGCTTGCAAATCTTTTCAGATAGCGCACAATGGACGCACTCAGTTGCCATTGAGACTTTAGAGGGACTTGTTCCCTCTTTTTTTTTATGAGATAATGAGACAAACTCCTAGGGACACCTATGTCTGGATTATTAGAGCCATCCGTAAAAATTGAGATTGAGATACAAAGCCAAGAGAAAAAAGGCGAAGCGTGTCCAGTTGCCACAGGTGACGTAGAAGTCAATCTTGAGTGTCGTCAGAAAGCCATCGACAAGGCGAACTATGGCCCAATGAATCCCAATGAGCCAAGCATGGAATACTGGCGTGACATTTCTAAGGCTTGGAGAATCTCACCTGCACAGGCTAAAAAGTCTCGTTGCGGAAACTGCGCTGCTTTCATTCAAACCCCTAAGATGCTTGCTTGCATTGAATCTGGTCTTGAGATGAACGGCACAGAGATGGATGCTTGGGAAGTCATTGATGCTGGCGACTTAGGCTATTGCGAAGTGTTTGATTTTAAGTGTGCTTCCAAGAGGACTTGTGAGGCATGGATTAGTGGTGGGCCAATAACCGAGGATGAATATGATGGGAACGACAAATCAGCAAGCGTTGGAAATGATGCAGAAACTTATGCAGAAGAAGACTAAGCCCATGCCTGAGCGTGGTGAGCGTACTGCAAAGAACAAAGCAAAGAAGCCAAAAAAATGAAAATGACAAAAGCTGGTCAGAAGAAAGTTGGCAAGGTCATGGGTGAGTACAAAGAAGGTACTCTGCACTCTGGCAAAGGTGGCAAGGTTGTAAAGAGCCGTGACCAAGCCATTGCTATTGCTATGGCAGAAGCTGCTAAGAAAATGGGTAGAATGAAATAACTAAGTCTGCTCGTTGTGAGTAGATACTAACTTGACCAACCCTAGAGGAGTCAAACAAAATGATTGAAAAACAATCAAACATTTCATATCGTGGTGGCGCACGAGAAGGCGCAGGAAGACCAAAGGGAAGTCTTGATAAGGGCAATGCTGTTCTTAGAGAGATGATTCTGGAGGCACTAGAGGGCGCAGGTGGAGTTGCTTATCTCGTAGAGAAGGCAGAGACACACCCACAGGCTTTCATGGGACTAATCGGTAAGGTCTTACCACTCCAAGTAACTGGAGAAGAAGGTAAAGACATTCAGATAAGCGTCCAATGGCAGAAGTAATTGAGATAGCCTACAAACCCAGAGAACAACAACTTGCTATCCATGAACTGATGGACAGTAAGCGTTTTGGCGTTGTCGTTGCTCATAGGCGCATGGGTAAGACAGTCTCTGCGATTAACCACTTAATCAAGGATGCTCTGCTCAACCAAAAGGAAGCCCCTAGATACGCCTACATAGCCCCTACCTACGGACAAGCTAAGAGGGTGGCATGGGACTACCTTGTTAAGTACGCAGAGCCTCTGGGTGGCACTAGCAATATCTCAGAGTTAAGGGTGGACTTCTGGGGTAGGCGCATCCAGTTGTTTGGCTCAGACAATCCAGAAACCCTCCGAGGACAATATTTCGATGGGGTCATTCTCGATGAAATTGGTGACCAGAATCCTAAGATATGGACAGACATTGTTAGACCTGCATTAGCTGATAGAAAGGGCTGGTGTCTCTTTATTGGTACGCCAAAGGGACACAACCACTTCAAAGAACTGCGAGACAGGGCAGAGAAAGAGGATGGATGGGGATTGCTAGAGTTCAAAGCCTCAGAGACAGGTGTAGTGGATGACACAGAACTAAAGGCTGCTAAGAATGAGATGGGTGAGGATAAATACCGCCAAGAGTTTGAGTGTAGCTTTGACGCTGCTGTAGAAGGCTCTTACTATGGGCAAATCCTCAATGAACTAGAAGAAAAGAAGCATATGCAAGAGATTCCCAGAGAGGAACTAAGCAGAACTTTTACTGCTTGGGACTTGGGAATGGGTGACTCTACGTCTATCTGGGTGGCTCAGTTAGTGGGTACTGAGGTCAGATTGTTGGACTACTACGAGAATCACGGAGTTGGCTTAGACCACTACGTTAAGTGGATTAAGGACAATGACTATCTCAAAGCAGAGCATATTCTGCCCCATGACGTTAGGGTCAGGGAACTTGGGACAGGTAAGAGCCGACTAGAAATGCTTGAAGAAGCTGGTTTAGAAGTCAAGATTAGTCCCAGAATGGGACTAGACGATGGCATCCAAGCAGTAAGACGATTGCTGCCAAGGTGCTGGTTCAATGTTCCTAAAGTGCAAACAGGGCTGAACTGCCTGAGAAACTACCGCAGAGACTACGATGAGAAGCGTAAGATATTCTATGAAAGACCACTACACGATTGGTCTAGTCATGGCTCTGATTCGTTCCGTTACTTAGCCCTTGGATTGGATGAAGGACATTCAACATGGTCTAAGCCGATTAACCAAACTCCGAAATGGATTGTCTGATGTATGTAACTATGCAGGGGGTAAATCTAGGCCCTAAAGTAAAAGAACTTGAAAAACGTGTCGAAATGCTTGAAAATATGGTAAAAGAGTTACAATTGGATAAACCCCGAATGGGTCGCCCTCCAAAGGACAAGCATGGTACAGAACGAGTTAATGTCGATAATCCAATCAGAGATTGATGATGCAATTGGATTTATTGAAAGCGAAACTGTTGAACAGCGCAAACAGGCTCTGGAGGCTTATCTACGACAGCCATATGGTAATGAAGTTGAGGGTAAATCTCAAATCGTTACTGGAGAAGTGGCAGAAGCGATAGATGGTGCGCTGCCTAGCTTAGTTCGTATCTTTACAGGCTCAGACAATATCGTAGTCTTTGAGCCACAAGGCCCAAGGGATGAAGCCTCTGCAAAGCAAGCTACTGATTACTGCAATTGGGTTTTTAATCGTGATAACGCTGGTGTAGCTATTCTGCATGATTGGTTCAAAGATGCCTTGATGCAAAAGAACGGCATCGTTAAGGCTTATTGGGAAGATAAAGAAGACATTACTAAAGAGCGTTACTTTGACTTGTCTGATGACGAGTTAGCAATGCTGATGAGTGATGAGACTATGGAGATTGTCGAGCAAGATACGACAGAGTTTCCAATCATTGACCCAATGGGACAGCCAGTTGTTGACCCTATGGGTATGCCTGTGATGGCTTCTACACATAACGTAGTTGTCCAACAAAAGAAAAAATCAGGCAAAGTAACGATTGAGAATGTTCCTCCAGAGGAGTTCTTGATTAGCAAGAAGGCTAGAACTATTGCTGATTCGCCTTTCGTAGCACACAGACAGATGTTGACTCGTAGTGACTTGGTTGCTATGGGCTTCAACAAGAAGCAAGTTGAAGGCTTGCAGATGGGTGATGCTTTGGCGTACACACCAGAGCGTGTGGCTCGTTACTCTGCTGGTGAGCAACCTTACCAAACTCAGACTGATGACCCATCAATGCAAGAGATTGAGGTCTTTGAGTGTTATGTCAAAACTGATATGAATGGCAAGGGCATTGCTGCTCTGACTCAAGTCTTTTACGCTTCTAATGAGATTCTGCAAGATGAGGATGGTAAGGAAATGGTTGAGGAAGTGGACTATGTTCCTTTCCACTCAATCTGTCCTATTCCAATTCCGCACAAGTTCTTTGGTAACTCACTAGCTGACAGAACAGTTGACCTACAGTTAATCAAGACCACTATCACTCGTCAGATGTTGGATAACTTATATCTGACAAACAATGCACGAGTTGTTGCGGTAGAAGGTCAAGTAAACCTAGATGACTTGCTGACTTCTACTGCTGGTGGTGTTATTCGTGCCAAGTCACAAGGTGCTGTTCAACAGTTAGTTGTTCAGAACGTGGCTAATCAGGCTTTCCCAATGCTTCAGTATCTGGACACAGTACAGTCCAAGCGTACTGGTGTATCTGATGCTTCACAAGGTTTAGACCCTGCTATCTTGCAGAACGTGACTGCTGCTGCGGTTGCCTCGATGCAACAAGCTGGCGCAGGTAAGATTGAACTGATGGCTCGAATCTTTGCTGAGACAGGTGTTAAGTCTTTGTTTCAAGGCATCTTGCACTTGCTCTGTAAGTATCAGGACAAAGCACGAATGGTGCGTATGCGTGGCGAGTTCGTAGAGTTTGACCCTCGAACATGGGCTAACCAATATGATGTGTCTATCAATGTTGGTTTGGGTGCTGGTAACCGACAAGAGCAGATGGCTATGTTGTCTATGGTTCTTGCTAAACAAGAGCAATTGATTGCTCAGTATGGCCCTGCTAATCCTTACGTTTCACCTGCTCAGTATCGTGGCACATTAGGACGCATGGTAGAGATTGCTGGCTTTAAAGATAGTGCTGAGTTCTACAAGCCTATTACGCCAGAGCAAGACCAAGCGTTGAGCAATCCTCCTCCACAACAACAGCAGATGCCTCCAGAAGTGCAAGCAATCATGGCTCGAACACAGGCTGAGATACAGGCTAACCAAGCCAAAGCACAAGCTGACATTCAGTTGAAACAACAACAGATGCAGATTGATACAGAGATGGCGCAACAGAAGGCTGCTGTTGAAATGCAGATGATGCGTGAGAAAGAGGCTGCTAAGTTGCAATTAGAGCGTGAGAAACAACAGGCTTACTTTGCTATGAAGCAACAAGAGTTTGAAGCAGAAGCACAATTGAAAGCAATGAAGATTGGTGCTGGCATTACATCTAACGTAGAGATTAGGGGTTAATCATGGCTACAGCACCAGTATATTGGTCAGACAAGTTAGTTAAAGAGTACATCGACAAAGAGTTTGCAGGTAAAACTGGAGTTGAATTGTGGAACGCTGTAGCTGATGAAGCTGCTAAACAAGGCGTTCCAGCAGAACAAATTGGGCGTGTGCTTGGGTTTGATACTGCTGCTGTTAATCAATACGCTACAGACATTGGTAAGCCACTTGTTGCAGAACAAAAAGCACTCACAGATGTAATTGATTACGCCTATAACACTCAGTTTGGGCGTGATGCTACGGCTAAAGAAGTTGCAGATGCTACGACATATTTAACAACTGGCGGTAACTCTGTAGCTGGAACTGGTGCATTGAACTACACCACAGAAGGCTATAACTACGACACACAAAGCATTATCTCTGGCTATCGTAGTGCATTAGGGCGCAATCCTACGCAGACTGAGTATGTTTCTGCAATGGCTAACTTGGGCTACAACCCATACGATGCTTCTGTTCTTGGTGAGGCTGGTAAGTTATCGGCTAATGTTGCTGCGCTAGAGAGTGACCCATTTGCAGGGCGTATTGCAAACGTCAACCCTTATGGGACTTATGACATTAACACAATGACCACTAAGTTGGACTCTACATTGCCAAACATTTCTCAAAATGTTGCAGGTAATAGTGTTCAGTTTATTAGTCCAGTTACACAAAGACCAATTACCACTTCATTTGTAAATGGTAAGTTAGTAGTCAAAGATGGCGTAGATACATTAACTGGTGAGCAAGCACAAGCTGCTATTAACTTAGCTTTGAATACTGGTGCGTTGACAGGTACTGAGTACAAAAACCTAACTGGTGCATTGGCTAGTGCTAAATCAATGGACGATGTTTATGCAGCATTTGGTACACCACAAGCAGTAGCAGCACTAGACCCTAACTATGGTTTCCAGTTAGGTGTAGGTAAGACACTAGCGCAAGCACAAGAAAACTCTGTGGGAGTTCAAGCATTAGTTGACGCTGCTGCTGCTGCCAATGGCGGTAGATTACCTGCTAACTTTTCTGTAGCTAACATGGCTAAGACTGCTGGAGTTCCATTCCAGTTTGGTCAAGATGTTTACAACAAGTCTTTTACAACTGATGCAGGTACGCCAATTACAACATTGGCTAAGTCTCCAACAGTTATGTATAACCCTGCGACTCCTAACGCACCATTTAACTTTAACCCTGCAAACATTTATCAAGCACCAATTACAGCAGGTCAAATGCGTGAGTTGTTTCCGTCATTTGGCGAATCTAAGCGTTTAGCACAGGGACTGATTAACGAGCGTCCATCTACACAAAGCATTGTGAACATGATTCAAGGCGCACCAATTAACGCACCAATGGGTAATGTTGCACAAACAGCAATGCCAACTGGAGTTAATACAGCTATGCCAACAGGCTTGCAAGCTGGTATGCCAATGGGCAATCAGTCATTGGCAAACATTCTTAGCATGATTTCTAAGTGAGACAAGAATGAACTATCAAGAACTGGTTAGCTTAGTTAATGGGGATAATCCTCAAGCTGCAACATATCAGGACATTGTTTCTGGTATCCAGAGCCAGTATCGTCCACAGACTAGATTTGCACCTACCACTTCATTGTTAGACATGATTGGTAACCAGTTGCCAGAGCAACCAAGAATTGCTTATGGCTCGTTATTACAGGCTCAACCTAGAACATTGCCTCCATCTATCAACTTAGGTGCAACTAGCATTAAAAATCCTGATGCAGCAGCAAGCCTAGATTCTGGCGTAATAAATCTAGGAACAGAAACCGCAAACACAGGTTTGGGTGGTGGTAGAGACTTATCAGGTACGCTTGTTTATAACAATGACTTTACCAATACTGGTACTACAGGCATAACCACAGACACAACGAATAGAGGCTTATTTGGGACTAATGTCACAGGAACAGACGTAGCTAATGTTGCAGGGACAATAGCACCGATAGCTGCTTTAGCAGGTGATTCAGACCTAGTTAAAACAGCTATTGCGCTAAACCTAATTGGTTCTGCTGCTGATATTCGTACAGAGCAAGATGTTATTAACTTGGGGTCAAGGATAGCAATGTTGGCAGCAGGGCCAGCAGGGAACGTCTTAGCAGCAGGTCTTGGTTTAGCTACAGACAATACGCCAATGACAGTTAACGCTTTGCTAGGCTTAACAAACCCGACACTAAGTCTTATAAATTCAATATCTGGAAATATTACTGGTTACACACTAGGCGACATTGTTAATGGCTTGCTAAACGCACCAGAAGGCTCTGTGTCTGAGTATGGCTTACTAGGTGCTGCTAATCTAGCTGGAACTGCTGACGCAAGCAGAAGAAGGGCTGGCATAGCCTACGACACTATGGACGCAAATACTTTAAGAGTATTAGCTGAACTTGGTGACCAAGAAGCTATTGCCACAATTAACTCTATGTCTGGTGGTACTTCTACCTATAATCCAATAAGTGATTTAGGTACTGCTAGGGGTAACAGTTACTTTAACTTGTTTACTCCAGTTGGCGGTAGTGGTGGCGGTGGTGGTAATCCTAACTTAAACTATTGGAACAGGGCTATCCTTGCAGAATAACGACAAACACATTTTGGCTCAATGGGCTAAAAACTTACTAAATGATGACTTTTTCAAAGAAGTATTAAATAACTTGAAAAACGAACAGATTAGTGTGATAATTAACACAAGTGCAGAAGAATGTGATAGGCGTGAAGACGCTTATCGGCACATTAAGACTTTAGAACTAATTACAGGACACCTAGAAGGTTTAGCCTCGGAAACTGTGATTAGAGAGAAGAAGTGGAAAATTCTGTAGCCTAAAAGCTACCCTCCGTCCAGAAGGTTTCTGGCGATTATTGAGATGACAAATGGAAAACACCAACCCTCAAGGGAGTGAAAGCCTAGATGTAAACCAAGCTGCTTCAGCGTTTGAAGGCATGATGGGTGAATCTGAGGAAGCCGAACAAGGCCAAGCCGAAGGTCAACCAGAGTACCAACAAGAAACTGATGAAGTTGAGTATTCAGAGGAATCTGATGAGCCAAAGCCTAGATATAAAGTCAAGGCATCTGGTGAGGAAGTCGAAGTAGAACTAGACGAACTTATCAAGGGCTATCAACAAGGTACGGACTACACTAAAAAGTCTCAGGCTCTAGCTGAACAACGTAAGGCGATTGAAGCTGAACGTAGTCACTTAGAGTATGTTAAACAAGAGCGACAGGCATACGCCCAGAAGTTGCAAGCGTTGGATAGCTTCCTTACGCAGCAACATCAGGGTGTGGACTTAGAAGTTTTAAAGGAAACAGACCCTATCGGTTATGCGGTAGCGGTAGCTGAACAGAGCCAGCGTGAGAAGCAGTTAGCAGTAGTGAGGAATGAACAGCAACGCATTGCCCAACAGCAACAAGCAGAGCAACAATCCCAACTGCAAGCGCACTTACGAACAGAATCTGAAAAGCTAGTTAGTCTGATTCCTGAGTTAGCGACACCACAGGGTGATGCGGTACGGAAGCAAATCCGTGACTATGCGAAATCTGTTGGATGGACTGACCAAGAACTTAGTTCCGTGTATGACAGTCGTGCTGTGCAGACCTTGTATAAGGCAATGAAGTATGAGCAACTTCAAAAGAGCAAACCAGAGTTGAATAAAAAACTCCAGTCTGCCCCTAAGATGATGCGTTCTGGTACTTCTGCGCCTCAAGCTAGGTCTTCACAAGATAAACAGGTTATGCAGAGGTTGCGTGAGACAGGAAAAGTCGCAGACGCAGCTAAAGCATTTGAAC